ATAGACATAGTTTTAGAACACGAAGGTGGTTATGTGAATGACCCTGATGATACTGGTGGTGAAACCAAGTATGGAATTGCTAAAAGATGGTATCCTGATGTGGACATTAAAAATCTTACCAAAGAACAAGCTAAGAAAATCTATCATACAGACTATTGGAGAAGAGGTAAGTGTGATGAAGTTCCTTCACAATTAAAACATATATACTTTGATATGTGTGTTAATTTTGGTAGAAGGGGAGCTGTTAAGGTTTTACAACAAGCTGCTAATTCTAAAAACAAAAATAAAATTGAAGTAGATGGTGGTTTAGGACCAGCTACATTAAACGCTGTACAGAAAATATCATTAGATAGAGTACGAGCATACAGAGTTTTAAGATTCGCAAACATAGTTATAGACAAACCAAATCAAGAGAAATTTTGGTTAGGTTGGTTTAGGCGAGCAATCGAAGTTTAATTAAGTTATAGGAGACGAAAATGTCAACAGATAAATTATATAATGATATAAAAGAATTATTTGAACAATTTGAAGAAAATCATACAATATTCAAAGATAAAGGTACAAAAGCTGCTGGTGGTAGGGCCAGAAAAGCTATTGGTGAAATAAAAAAATTAGTTACAGATTACAGAAAAGCTTCTGTTTCTGAATCAAAATAATCGGAGGTACAAAATGGCAGAACATAAGTTCCCAACTGAAGTAATTGATTTACCAAGTGAGGGTAAGTTATATCCAAAAGAACATCCTTGTTCTAATGGAAAAATAGAAATCAAATATATGACAGCTAAAGAAGAGGATATATTAACATCACAAAACCTAATTAAAAAAGGTGTAGTGATTGAAAAGTTATTAGATTCACTAATAGTTACAGAGGGTGTAAAAACTGATGATTTACTAATTGGTGATAAAAATGCCGTAATGGTTGCAGCTAGAATATTAGCATATGGACCAGAGTATCCTTGTGAGGTTACACATCCAACAACAGGTGAGAAAATACAACACACATTTAATTTAGCTGAGTGTCCATTTAGAAAATTACAAAAAGATGTAACAGAAAATTCTTTTGAAGTAACACTTCCAGTATCTAAAAAGAAAATTAAGTTCAGTATACTTACAGGTAAAGAAGAAAAACAAATTGAAAAAGATTTACAAGCTTCTAAAAAAGTTGGTGCTGTAGCTCCTGAATTAACTACAAGATTAAGATATTTAATTAAAGAGGTTGATGGTGATAATTCACAATCACTAATTAATGAAATGGCTATAAATATGTTATCGAGAGATTCTATGTTTTTAAGAGAAAAAATTAGACAAGTTTCTCCTGATATTCAGTTAATTCAAGAAATAGAATTAGGAGGTGAATCCGTCAAGGTAGCAGTACCTATGACGGTTAACTTTTTTTGGCCTGAAGCCGGAAGATAAACCAAAGCTTCACGAACAAATATTCCAATTAATATATTATGGTGAGGGATTTAATCACTCTGATGTATACACCATGCCTGTATATTTAAGAAAATTCTATTATAAACAATTACTTGATACTCGTAAAAAAGAACACGATGAAGCAAAAAAAGTTCAACAAAAAAATAAATCAAAAATATCCAAACCTGCAATCAATCCAAGATTTAAAAGGTAATTTTTCACATATTTGATATTTATATATGAATA